TCACCTAAAGGTAAGGTACACTACGATGATGGGCATTGGTATTGTTTTGCCTGTGAATTATTCGGCAACGAGGAAGGAGAAAACCCTATGCCTGTACAACAAGCGCCGATCAAAGGTGTTATTAATAATGTATTAAGTAAAGGAGTATCGGAACCACTTACGGATCGTAACCTATCATTAGAAACTGTTAAGAAGTATGGTGTAACGGTAGTTAACAACAAACATATCTATCCATACTTTGATAAAGATAGTTGTCACGTAGCAAATAAGGTACGACAAACCAACCCTAAGAACTTCTTTGTAGAAGGAGATCTAGGATCTAGTCAGCTATTCGGACAGAGTTTATTCTCTCCACAGAGTGCTAGATATATTACAGTGTGTGAGGGAGAGGTCGATGCGATGTCTGTCTTTGAATTAACCGGATCGAAGTATCCTTGTGTATCCATCAAGAGTGGTGCAGCTAGTGCGCTGCGAGATTGTAAACATAACTTTGAATACCTCAACACATTTGATAATGTTATCTTATGTTTTGATAATGACGATGCAGGTCGTCGGGCATCTGAAAAAGTAGCGGAGTTATTTGAACCACATAAATGTAAGATTATAAAACTAGCCTTCAAGGATGCTAATGAGTATCTCAAGATTGGTAAAAGAGAAGACTTTAGTAGAGCATGGTGGTCCGCTGAACCTTATACTCCTGCCGGTATTATTAATCTACGTGACATAGGATCTAAACTATACGAAGAAGACTTCTGTGATACCTGTCCCTATCCTTGGGAAGGGTTGAATGAAAAGCTATATGGTATGCGGACAGGAGAGTTGGTAACCTTTACCAGTGGTTCTGGTATGGGTAAGTCCAGCATTATAAGAGAGTTAATGCACCACATACTTAACAAGACAGAGGATAACATAGGTATCCTGGCGTTGGAGGAGAACGTAAGGAACACAGCATTTAATATCATGTCGGTTGAAGCTAATGCTAGATTATATATTAAGGAGATACGTGATCAATATAATCGGGAACAACTGAATGATTGGGAGAAAGCTACTTTAGGTACAGGTAGACTCTTCGCCTTCGACCACTTTGGTTCTATAACTAACGATGAGATCCTTGGAAGAATACGTTATATGGCAAGAGCATTAGATTGTAAATGGATTATGCTCGACCACCTATCCATCCTTGTATCAGGGCAAGAGGAGTTTGGAGATGAGCGTAAGTCTATAGATGTTCTTATGACTAAGTTAAGATCTTTAGTGGAAGAAACTGGTGTGGCTCTGTTGTTGGTGTCTCATTTACGTAGGCGCACAGGTGACAAAGGGTTTGAAGAAGGTAAGGAGGTTACCTTATCTCACCTTAGAGGGTCAGCTAGTATCGGTCATTTATCTGATGCTGTCATAGCATTAGAGCGTAACCAACAAAGCGAGGATGAGACTGAAGCCAACACTAATGTAATACGTATCCTCAAGAATAGATATACCGGAGATACAGGGGTAGCTGAACATCTTTATTACGATAAAGAAACAGGTCGGATGAGTGCTATAGAAAATCCTTTTGTAGCGGAACGACATACTACGGAGGATGACGATGACCTACCCTTTGAAGTCTAAACGTAAACGCTTTGATCCTGCTTTATACAAAGTATCGGATAAACTGGCAAAGGATTCTATGATTAAATATCTTACATCTCAAGGCCATGATGTAAAGAAAGTCGAAGAGAGAATGGGAGTAGATTTAGAAAGCTTCCTACCTGCCGGTGGTGTACGAATACCGTACCACCATGAGGTAGAAATAAAGTTTATGTGGGATGGAGATTGGCCCACAGCTTGGAAGGATATAAACATTCCTTTCCGTAAGAAAAGATTAATGGATTCTATTTATGGTAAGGATGAGAATGCAAGGTTCTATTTCTATATCTTACGAGGAGATTGTAAGGTAGCGTGGAAGATAGATGGTAAGGTGGTACAGAATAGTCCCATTGTTGAAGTACCTAATCGACATGTAAGATCAGGTGAATACTTTTATAAAGTACCGTTAGAGAAAGCTGACCTTATATCCTTATAGATATAACAATATCGACTACATGGAGAGAGTCATGATTGAGGAAGAGTTAATGAGGGATAGGTGGTACAAAATTAAATTAAAAAGTAGAAGTAAAAAATATACTTATCATGAAATGCCTAATGTTTGCCCACGAGAGGATGGGAGTTGTTGTGGCGATCCTGATTTATGTAGCATTGTATATCGTGTTCTTAACACAGATGACGATCATGTAGAATATTGGGATGATCAGATTAATGAGTGGAGCTTAGAAGATGAGTAAAGCTTATAAAATTTATAGTCCTCAGAAAGATAAGTTTATTCGTAGTAAAAAAACATGTAAATATATCTGGGAAAAACCAGCCTATGCGAAACAGGCTGCTACTGTTTTTATAAAAGCTAATAACTTACCTGCTGATTGTCTACAAATTATAGAATACGAGATGACAGAAGTAGGTCCAATAGAATGGAGATAGCTATGAGTAACTTTAAGATAGAACTATTTAAAGAACTGATTAAAGAAATTAGCATCAAGCGATATTCACAAAAACAATTTGCAGAAATTGTTGAGAATATCTATGGAGAAATAAATAAAGGAAAGATGTGATGACTACAGGTGTAGTACTTGATATCGAAACAGATAAGCTAGACGCTACTACTATACATTGTATCGTAGGTAAGGACATTAAGTCGGGTAAGGACTATACCTTTGTTCAGGAAGAATGTTATACCAAGTTTCCTGAGTGGTCTAAAGGTATAGATAAATTCTATATGCATAATGGTATCTCGTTTGATAGAAGAGTTATCAACGATCTTACCCATGCTACCATACCATTTGAAGGAGTAATAGATACATTAATCTTATCCCAGTTATTTAATCCTATTAGGGATAAGGGTCATTCTCTAGAAGCATGGGGTGAGAGGCTGGGGTTTAATAAAGGACAGAAACCGGAAGACTTCAGCCATTATTCAGATGATATGCTCTACTATTGCCAACGAGATGTGGATGTAACTAGAAAGCTTATATCCTATCTCGTTGGTGAAGGCTCTAACTTCTCTGATCAATCCATTAAGCTTGAACATAAGATCAGAGTCTTAATAGATCAACAAGAACGTAACGGATTTTATCTTAAAGAAGATAAGATAATGTTACTTATGAATAAGTTTGAAGATGAAGCTCAACAACTAGAAGAGGATTTACAAAGTGTGTTTCCTCCTACTATCATAGAATTAAAAACCAAGACAAAAGAAATACCATTTAATCCAGCCTCTCGACAACAGATTGCTGAACGGTTAATGGCTAAGGGATGGAAGCCTAAACAAAGAACTGAAAAGGGAAACATAATTGTCAGTGATGAGATCTTAGATACTCTAGATATACCGGAAGCTAAGATAATGTCCCGCTATCTATTATTAAAGAAACGGATCTCACAGATTAGACAGTGGATAAAATACGTTGATCCTGTAGGTAGAGTACATGGTGAGGTGATGACCTTACGTACTGTAACAGGTAGGATGGCCCACCATAAACCTAATATGGCTCAAGTACCCTCTATCCACTCACCCTATGGTACAGATTGCCGTGAGTGTTGGACAGTCTCTGATCCAGAGAATTATAGTTTAGTTGGTACTGATGCCTCTGGCTTAGAGATCAGAGCATTAGCCCACTATATGGGGGATAAAGATTATATTAAAGAAGTAATAGAAGGAGATATACATTCAGCCAACCAACAAATGACTAATTTAAAAACACGAGATCAAGCAAAGACATTTCTCTATGCATTAATCTATGGTGCTGGGGCTGCTAAGATTAGTAAAATAGTAGGGACAACCCTTAGTGAGGGGGAGAATTTAATAAAAACGTATATGACTAAAGTACCAGCCCTCAAGAAATTACGATCTCATGTCGATGATGCAGCTAAAGCAAAGATAATACGAGGGTTGGATGGTAGGCAGTTACATATTAGAAGCTACCATGCGGCTCTTAATACCCTCATACAAGGGGCTGGGGCGATCATATGTAAGCAATGGTTGGTTCAGATGATGCACCATGCCAAGGATTTGGATGTTCGTTTAGTAGCCTCTATCCACGATGAGTATCAATTTGAGGTACATAATAAAGATGTTAAAGAATTCTGTGCTATTACAAAGACAGCTATGAAGGAATCCCAAGAGATACTCCATGTTAAATGTCCATTAGATAATCAATTTAAGGTTGGAGTAACCTGGGCTGACACACATTGAGGCAACCCAATGATCTTCTTGGGAGTGAGTTCTTCGAACTCCCTAGAAGATCATTAGTGATAAGGAGTGCATTAGATGGTACGAGATATATTTTATAAGTATGTCGAAAGCATATCGAGTTCTCTATGCTCATGGGCATGGCGTAAGCGATGGGGTAATCGACAAAATGGAACAGGTTGGAGAAAAGAAAGGAGGGCTGCATATTCAAAAGCTATGAGAAAAAAGACTTGACAACATCACTATAATTTGTTATCCTGTGAATACTTCAACAACCCTATAAGGAGACTTAATATGAGTAAGATACTTTCAGGTACGGCTTATTGGGCATCCGTTATCAACCCCAACACACGCTTCGACGCTGATGGTGTGTGGACTATTGATGTTGGTAATCTTGATGATCTCAATAAGAAGAAGGCTCAAAAGGATGGGCTGACCATCAAGAATAAGGGTGATGAGAAAGACGATTTCGTTACCATTAGGCGTAGAGTTCGTAATTCAAAGAGCGGTAATCTCAATCGTGCTCCTAATGTTGTGGATTCTGAGAAGCGTTTAATTACTGATACTATGATTGGTAATGGCTCTAAGGTTAATGTATTATATGAGCCGTTTGAATGGAATTTCGGTGGAAAGACTGGTGTTTCTGCCGATTTACGTGCGGTGCAGGTTACTGAGTTAGTACCGTACTCAACCGAAGAGGACGATGCCTTTGATGTCGTTCCTGACGGTTATACTTCCGATGAGCTTGAAGACATTCCGTTTTCGGCTTAACCTTTAACCTGGAGAGGGAGGGTATATTTTCTGACGGTGATATACCCTCCCTATTTTTTACCATGAAGAAAATTGAAAAGCTTATACCAGATATTTATAACTTGTTTAAAGAGAGTAAGGGTTGTAAATTATCTGATGAACAAACAGGCGAAATAATCTCTCGTTGTGTAGATAATATCTATGAGGAGATTAACAGGGCTGTCACTGGAGAGAGTGAACAGGTTAAACGGCTACGTCTTTCTAATGTAGGATACCCTGATCGTCAATTATGGTACAGTTGTTCTGACACAAAATCGGAACCTCTCAAGGATGCGGACCCTATTAAGTTTTTATATGGTCACCTTATTGAGGAATTAGTTCTATGTCTATCCGAATTAGCTGGTCATACTGTGACTGACCGACAGAAAGAAACCACATTAGGAGGAGTCAAAGGTCATATTGATGCCAAAGTGGACGGTGTTTTGGTTGATGTTAAATCAGCCTCGCACTTTTCTTTCAAGAAATTCAAAGACAAAAGCCTATACAGTGACGATCCATTTGGGTATATTGATCAGCTATCTTCCTATAGCACAGCGGAAGAGGTAGATCGTTCTGGATTTTTAGTTATGAATAAAACAAGTGGTGAATTAACCTTTATGGAACTGGAAGAACTGGAAAGACCGGACACTACGGAGCGTATCAATTATCTCAAGTCTATGATTAAAACTAAAACTCCACCTCCACGATGTTATCCTGATGTGCCTGATGGTAAGTCAGGTAATTATAGATTAGGAACGAACTGCTTCTACTGTCGATATAAACATACCTGTTGGTCTGATGCCAATGGTGGTGAAGGTTTACGAGCCTTTGAATATCAGAAGGGTATCGTCTATCTAACACGGGTTGCAAAGGAACCTAATGTCAATGAAAAGGTCATCAGCTAAAGCTAAAGGACGTAAGCTACAGGATTGGGTTAGAAATAAACTAATTTATTACTTAACTCTAAGTCCAAAAGTAATAGATATAGAAGGACATATAAAGTGTGCTATAATGGGCGAGAGTGGTGCGGATGTTCAGTTGACTCCTAGTATTATACATCTGTTCCCATTCTCTATCGAATGTAAAAATCAAGAGAAGTTTTCAGGCATATATAATATTATAGATCAGGCAACCAATCACAGTCGGCATCCACCGATAGCGTTTATAAAAATGAATAGGAGGAAACCATTAGTTATACTAGAAGCTGACGTATTTCTGGACTCATGGTTTAAATATGAAAGAGAAAATAATTGAACAATTAAAACAAGTATATGATCCAGAGATTAGTATCAATGTATATGATCTTGGTTTAATTTACGATATTAAAATCGATAAAGAAAATAAAAGTGTTGAGATAACCCATACACTTACCAGTGCATTCTGTGGCTTTGCTGATTTTATTGCAGAGGATATTAGACAGGCTGGTTACGTTGATGGGATTGAGGATGTAAAAGTTATCACTACGTTTGATCCACCATTTACTATGAATTTAGTACCTGATGATACCAAGGTAGCATTAGGATGGTGGGATTGATATGACTAAAATAAACTATCTAAGATTCTTATTTACCCTTGAAAAAAAATTACAAAAGAACCCACCTGAACAATGCTTGTTTATTGCAGTTATTTTACAAGCTATCCTAGATGCGAGTAGGACTCAAACCAAGGATGAATCAGAGGAGAGAACTTATGATAGAGATAGGGCCACTGGCTGGTTCTTCACCAGTGTAGGTGTGACATGTCAGGATTTTATGACGGTCTGCGATCACGCTGGCGTAGATTATTCCACAGCCAGAGCATTCACCAGCAACCTTTTACAATCGAACCACAAACCACAGATCAGGAACAGGATAAACATACTATTAAGAAAAGATCTACCGATCAAGATAACGTAAATTGTCCTTTACATTATAACCAAACTGATATAGAATGTATTGATGCAATCGAAGCAGCAACAGATGAGGGGTTTGAGTACTACCTACAAGGTAACATCTTAAAATATTTATGGAGGTATAGATATAAGAATGGTATTGAAGATCTAAAGAAAGCTGAATGGTATCTGCAGAAATTGATTAAGATAATGGAGGAGGGATAAATGTACGGGCCACAAATACCAGTATGTGATGAGCTACACGCTAACAAATACAGATTACCTAATGAGAACTTTGAAGAATCAGTGAATAGAAATTCTGCAGCAATGTCAGACGACGATAACCATAGAGCAGAGATTAAAGATATCTTTTTAAACCAACGATTTCTACCGGCAGGTAGAGTACAATCTGCGATGGGGAGTCCACGCAATGTCACGGCGTATAATTGTTTTGTATCTGGAACTATCGAAGACAGTATGGAATCTATTATGGCAAGAGCTACGCAAGCGGCTGAAACCATGCGTCGAGGCGGCGGCATTGGCTATGACTTTAGTTCTATACGCCCCCGTGGTGATCGTATTGTCAGCCTTGATTCTTCCGCTTCTGGTCCTGTATCTTTCATGCATATCTATGATGCAGTATGTCGGACAATCGTTTCAGCGGGGCATAGACGGGGAGCAATGATGGGAGTGGTGCGTGTTGACCACCCAGACATAGAAGAATTTATTAGAGCTAAACAAAATCAAGATCAACTCACCAACTTTAATATCTCTATCGGGGTGACCGATGAGTTTATGGATTGTGTAATTAAAGAGAAGCAATTTTCTCTGCGCTTTAATAATAAAGTATATAAAGAGATAGACGCATTAGCTTTGTGGGATGAGATCATGAGAGCTAATTGGGAGTGGGCAGAACCTGGTGTATTGTTCATAGATCGTATTAATAACGACAACCCATTAGCCTACTGTGAAACTATAGCAGCTACCAATCCTTGTGGTGAGCAACCACTACCACCCTACGGTGCTTGTCTATTAGGTAGTTTTAATCTAGTTAAATATGTAGATGAAAAGAGTATCTTTAACTTTGAAATGTTTAAAGAGGATATCCCACCTGTCGTTAGGGCTATGGATAATGTGGTGGATAGAACAAACTATCCCTTACCAGACCAAGAGATAGAAGCTAAGAACAAACGTAGAATGGGGTTGGGGATAACTGGATTAGCTAACTGCCTTACCTTAATAGGGTTATCATATGGATCAGATAAAGCTGTTAAATTTCTACGCTTAATTGGTAAGGCTTTATGCTATACGGCTGTCGAGGCGAGTGTTAATTTAGCTACAGAAAAAGGTTCCTTTCCATTATACGATAAGGATAAATATATAGAGAGCGGCTTTATTAAAAGACTTCCCGCAGATCTGATTGAGAAGATTTACAAATATGGTATACGTAACAGTCACCTTACAAGCATAGCTCCAACAGGAACCATTAGTTTTACTGCTGACAATGTGAGTAGTGGTATCGAACCTGTCTTTGCATATGAAATAGATCGTACCTTGATTACGGAAGAAGGGCCAGTGATTGTAAAACTGCAGGACTATGTGTATAAGAATTATAATCGTACTGCCGAAACCACAGAAGATCTTACAGTCGATGACCACATTAAAATGCAAATAGCTATCCAACCATACATTGATAGTGCTGTATCAAAGACTATTAACGTAGGAGAGAATGTTAAGTTTGAGGAATTCAAGGATGTGTACATTCGGGGATGGCGAGGTAAGTTAAAGGGTGTAACAACATTTAGATTATCTGGTAAAAGATATGGTATTTTAAATAGGAGTGAACCAGCCACAAAGGAAGAGTATAATGGTACGGCTTGTTTTATAGATCCTAATACTGGACAGAAGGAGTGTGCATGATGGTCATTGATAGCAGAGTGCTATGGGATAGTTTGGTTATGAATGCCATAGAGAAGTTTGAGTATGATGTTATAAGTTATGAGGATTTAATTAAACGCATGGGTTATCTAGGTTTTAAAGTTAAAGATATCCAAGCATGGGCAGAAGAGACTTACCTATGAAAATGCTTACCGTAGGATTAGGTGATAAAGATATTAAATATTGTTCCCCGTGTGAAGGTGAAGCAATAGGTATTAAAAACCATCGTAAGAACGGCGAACTAAACACCGTCCAATTTAATAATAGGGTTGGATATTACATAGATTACACTGATAAGGAGTTATGTCATGGATGAATCTGATGTACTAATGTTACAGGATATTGAACACCGTGTCCATACAACTTTAAATTCTATTATAGAGGACTACGAAGATAGCGGGGAAGAATGTGCCTTGGCAATTCCAGCCGTGTTGTTGAAGCTTACACTACAAATCTATAAGGAAATCATGACAGATGAGGACGATGTATCAAATATTATTATGCATTGCTTAAACGATATGAAGGATCTTCCTCCTCTTCAGCGGCAAGAAACCATACATTAGAAAAGGAGAATACAAATGGGTACAGCATTGATGGTTTTCGGAGCCATACAATTAGCTATGATGGCTGTCTATATTATTCAACGAATGTAAAAAAGTACTTGACAGGAAGGTATATTTCTGATAGACTATGATTTGTAGTGTAGAATTCACCTTCATTATGAGCATAGGAGGTAAGCTTTGATAGTAACTTGAGCACGGTAGCCTTGGCGGCTGCAGACGGCGATCAAGGATGGTGTATAGATAGGTAAGACCCTATTGTCGAGGTTAATTTTAGTATACAAAAAATTATGAAATCTCCTGTGTTCTTAAGGAAGGTGCATTCTACATACGTTAATGATAAGATAGTTATTGCTATATATAGGGTAACTTCTTATCTATATAACACACTCGCTTATGAAAGGGGTACAAGATATGAAAGATTTAACTCCAAATTTTGAAAGTAAATTTGACTTTATGAGATTCCCACTAATGTCGGTGGGGTTTGATCATATCTTTAAGAATAGAGATCAGTTTAGGGTAAGTGGTAATTTTGATACCTATCCTCCTTATAATCTGGTCAAGTTAGATGAGTATAAATATATGATCGAAATGGCTGTAGCAGGATTAAATAAGGAAGATATAAAGATTATGTATGAACCGGGATCTTTAGTTATTGAAAGTGGAGACCAAGATAGCGAACCGGATGAACCGGATCTTACTTATCTCCATAAGGGTATAGCTGTGAGAAGGTTCGTAAAGAGATTTACTTTATCTGATGCAGTTATAGTAGTGGATTCAGAACTGAAGGATGGGATGTTAACTATCCATCTTGAGAAGCATATCCCAGATGAACTGAAACCTAAACTTATTGAAATCAATTAAAGGAGTAGGGGGAGGGAGAAATCCCTCCTCTATTTACTATGTATCGAAGAGAACCCACTATTTATATCGGCTATGATCCACGAGAAGACACAGCATTTCAAACCTTAGTTCATTCTATTAAACTTACTACCACTAATCAACAGATTAATATAGTAAAGCTTAATCAAGACGCTCTACGAGCCGCTGGTTTGTACCGTCGAGCGTGGAACTCCGGTGCTCCAACACACCCCTTACAGAAGATAGATACTTCTGATGGTAAACCATTCTCTAGTGATTTTAGTTTTACAAGATTTCTTATTCCACATCTGAATCAGTATGAAGGAATGGCTATTTATATGGACTGTGATATGATGGTTCGTTCAGATATTATGGAGGTATTTGAAACATATAATGATCCCACCTATGCTATCTCCTGTGTATGGCATCAATATAAAACAGAAGCTACCTTCAAGATGGACTACCAAGCACAGCAAAACTATTCTAAAAAGAACTGGTCGAGCTTTATCTTATGGAACTGTAGTCACCCTGCTCATGCCGACTTGACAGTGGACGATGTTAGTACAAAGTCTGGATGGTGGTTGCATAACTTCCGTTGGTTATCTGGATGGGAGTTAGGAAGACCATCACAGTATCCTATTGGTCAGATTAAGGAGGAATGGAACTGGTTGGATGGTCACTCTTCTCCGGTTATAGATGCTAAGAACGTACACTTTACTACAGGCGGTCCTTGGTTTGAAAACTGGAAGCCACAAACTGAACAGGATTTAGTTTACTCACAGGAATGGCAAGCCTTAAAAGATAAGATTTCTATTTTAGAATCTATGGAAGATGTTTCCTAATGTATAATATAGTTACTTCCTTTAACGAGAACGGTCTACATACCTATGCTATGAAAATGCTGGAGACAGCAGCTAGACATTGGCATGGTGGATTAAAACTTACCGCCTACTATCATGACTTCGATATAGATAAGCACGATGTTCCACGAGTTGAACACATTGAATATCGTAATCTAAATATCATTCCTGAAATGATTGCCTTTAGGGAAACCTTCAAGGATCATGACGGTACGGAAAATGGTAAGATAGACTACAACTTTAGACTAGATGCTGTCAAGTTCTGTCATAAGGTGTATGGTCTAACGGATAAGGCATTTGAATTAGCTGATAGAAGTCGAGATCCTGGTTGGATAATCTGGTTAGATGCTGATACTTTTACCAAGAAAGACTTTGATCTCAAGGATTTAAAAAAGATTCTTAATGATAAAGCTGAACTAGCTTTTCTTGGTAGACAGCACTTTGATTATAGTGAAACATCCTTCATGGCTTTCAACCTAAAGTTTCGAGCGCCTCTTGATTTATTAGGAGATCTACGAGGGGCATATGATTCCGGTGAGGTATTTAATTACAGAGAATGGCATGATGGATTTATTTTTGAACGCTTACTAATTATCTATCGTGCTCACGGTATGAGAGTACATGACTTTACAGGTCATTTAGATATCAAGAGTATGATTGAAGGTAAACAGGCATTTGAATCATTCCCATTAAGTGAATATATGGAACATCTAAAGGGGGATAAGAAAGATAAATCTGGTGCTCCAACAACCAAAACATTTGTTCCTAAACGATATAAACTATTAGCTCATATCATCAGACAATACCAACCTGCACGGGTAGTGGAGACAGGTACTTGGGTAGGACAACGTGCTATTGAAATGGCGTTAGCATCTTTTGAAAACAGAGATGACTTTCATTACATAGGCTATGATCTGTTTGAAGATAATAATGAAGAGATAAATGCTAAAGAATTAAATGTAAAGAAGACTGTTAATGTAGCAGATATTAAAAAACATCTTACAGTTTTTCAAAAGAAAATGAAGAAGGATAAGAATAAAACCTTTACCTTTGAACTTATAAAAGGCAATACAAACGAAACACTTGGCGATATAGGACCACAAGCTGATCTTGCTTATATAGATGGTGGTCATAGTATAGGTACAGTTCGTAATGATTATAATAAATTAAAGCATATCCCTGTCTTGGTCTTCGATGATTTCTTTAGTGAGGATGAGCGTGGTCTTTGTCCTAGTGAAGATTTTATGGAAGTAAATAAAATTATTGAGGAGACTAAGAACAGAAAGTATGTGCTTCCATCCAACGATCCTGTACGGGATGGTGGTAAAACTCACTTAGCTGTTATGCTAACGTCTGATAAAGTAGAGGATCTTACTACTAAAGTAATGCAGGTTCCTATCCATGTTACTCCCCACGACTGTGTGCCTGACGGTAACATCGTTGGTAATGTTAAAAAGAATTTAAAACTATTGAATAACTGGTTAGAGAAAGGTAGAGCACACAGCGATACAGCCATCATTGTATCTGGTGGTGACAGTACTGATTGGGATCATGTCCGTAGTCTTAGTCATAAACCAAATACTCGTGTGGTCTGTGTTAAACACTCATACCCTAACCTATTAAAACATGGTATTCAACCGTGGGGTTGTGTTATTCTAGATCCTAGACCATTGAGTGGTAAGTCAACTCATGGTATAATAAGGAAGACATTATTTGAAAAGGTTGATAAGAAAACCATATTCTTCCTGGCGTCGATGACTAACCCATCTGTCACACGGTTGTTAAAAAAGCAGACCGATGAGGTATGGGGATGGCATGCATTTTCAGAAATTCTTAGACAGGAATCTGAAAAGAATAAACCAGTTCAGGATAACACGGTACATGTAGCAGAAGGATTAGATATCCCACATGATACCACCTTCATTACAGGGGGTACGTGTGCAGCTATGAGAGCTATAGGATTAATGCATACAATAGGGTTTAGAAACTTTCATTTGTTTGGGTTTGATTCTACTATACCAGAACCACCACAAAAAATAAAATATAAAAAAGAAAAGGATGGCAGACCTAAATTTATGAATGTAACTGTGGATGATACTAAATTCTGGACAACAGGAGAACTACTGGCAATGGCTCAAGATTGCGAGAAGTTATTTGAGAGAAGTGATGTTGAGATGGATATACAAGTGCATGGTGAGAATACACTTGTCAGTGCATTATGGCATAAATCCAATATGGATAAAGTTAAAAACTATAAGGAGTTCCTACCATGTTAGGTATAGCGGAATCGGTTATCGGTGTTGCCGGTAAGGTATTGGATAAGTTTGTTGAGGATAAGGATCGTAAAACTAAACTTAATGCAGAATTAAAACAACAGATGATCTCCCTGGATTTAGCTCAAGCACAAGCAAATGTTGAAGCTGCTAAACACCCTAGTTTATTTGTATCTGGTGCTCGACCAGCTATCCTTTGGATCTGTGCTTTTGGTTTAGGATGGCAATTCGTATTCCAAC